TTCGGCGTATATTTCAGGCCATACCAATCGAGCCAGATGTCTGCGCCACCCGTGTTTTGTTGTCCACCAAAACCTTGCGTAACCGCACCAATAGCACCGACCACTGATTGACTGACAGGTAAAACAATCGTGGTTGTCACGACTAGCACGCGGTTGATATAGACGCGGCATTGTGTGCCGTTTAATTTAATCTCGACGTGGTATTCAGTGTCTTGCAGTGCAGTCACGCCAGTGTCTACGATTAGTGCGCCGTCGTTCGCAAACAAGCGAAGGTTTGGTGAATCCTTATTCCAAATAACTGCCGCAATAGTGAGGTAAAAGCCACCGTCTTGCACTTGATCTCGGTACAACCCGCACATTATATAGGCGCGGTCGTTTGATCCTACCAGACTAGGGGCGGGTGTGGTGCTTGGCACATAGGTCACGGTCGCTAGATCAATTCGGCCTTTTGTTAAGTCAAAAGTGTAGGCTGTAGCTGCAATGCCATCAATGATCGGCAGGAATCGACTGTACCCACCAGATGTTGCGTCTGCAATTTTAACCGCACCAGCCCAATTCAGACCGCTTGCTGTAAGGGTCGCAGCGGGAATCGAAGCATAGTTATCTGGTGCGGTGATGAGTTTTACCGCTTCAATATCTACAAAGTCCTCAGATAAAAGAACGGATTGTAGGTTTCTTTCGGCAATTATTTTGTCGGCATAGTTAATAATCTGATCAGGCGTAATCGCTTCTTTAACGCCATCGACCAACGGGATTGCTTCTGTCCCTGTTAGCGTTTCTTTTGCAGGGTAGTCATCCACATCTAACTTGTCATCGAGCGCTGCAATCAAGCCTAGTTTCTGCTCAATATACGCCGCCAACTGATCAGGCGTGGTCACAAGGTTGCCGCGCCCGCCAGTTGGGATTTTTTCACCACCTAAAATGCTGGGTAGCAAATCAGCATTTTCTATCTTCAAGCTCATGCTTGTAACTCCACTGATTGTCCGTCATCCCACAAAACCAATTGCCCGTCATCCCATAGCCAAGCGTTTTCTATCGCAGCCGGTGCGATACGCAATACCCATACACTTGGAACGCCAGTATCCAAACAATCGGCCACAGTCTGATACGCTGGTTTTGATTCATCGCCCAACTGAACCAAAGTGTCCTTAGTAACGAACATCGGCTGATCGAATCGACCACGCCCAAAATCACCAACAATCAGGCCGTTTGTCAGCCGTAAAACAGCATCAGAACCAGACCGATCAGTAATGCCTTGGTATTGGATACCGACGGCACTACCGATAATTGGGGTTGTTTCCATAAAAACCTCATTTCATCTCAAAGACTAGATAGCCAAACTTTCGTAGCTGCTACGCTATTGCCGCCCAACGCCCCTGTATCCGTGCGGTGAGCGGCTGTCAGTACAACAAACACCTGACCACCAACCAGCACCGTATCGCCACAACTCAAACTCATCTGGAGTGGTCGCATCATCGTTCCCCGATGGATCAGCACCTTTTCCAAGTTTTTCAGTTGGCGGGTATCCATTTGCGGCATATAAGACACCGCCAAACCTGTTTGATTTTCCTCGTTCTCGATGGTCGAACCATCCGCCGCTATCGACACAAAAGACCGCTTATTTAATCGCTGTAGAGCCACACTATCCAGCCACGCAACCGCGCTAGGATCGTACTTGGCAATCGGCTCTGACTTGAGCAAAGCGTCAATCTTGACCGCTGCAAGCTGGTTGCCTTGCATCGTGATAACTGCCGCTTCCTGCTGTAGCCGCTTGGCAATCTCAACAGTTGGAATTTGGCCTTTCAGACAGACAAATTTAGGAATCGCAATATCAGCACCCGACCGCATCCGCGCACCACACGCCCGCATCGCGCTGATCAACGACGTGTCATTCAGAATAATGGCCTTGCTTGCCGGTTCGATTAGCCGCTGACAACCACTCAAGACGCCCAAACAGGCGATACCGCCAATCCGCGCACCATCTTTGATCGTCTGCGTTTTGACTGGTTGCACCTTGATCAATGTGATAGAGATCGGCGGATCACTCACCAGTAGCTCAGCACCGACCACAAGTGCCGCATCCAGCTCTGGCGTACTCTGTGCCGTCATCTCAAGTGTCGCTGGTACTGGCACGCAATCAAGACGCAAGGTTGCCGATAGCAGATTCGCGCCTGAAATGATCTGGCCAGTTGCTGCGATGACGACCTGCATCAGTCATCATCCATGACAAGGGTGTAAGGCGGTTCAATAAACGCATTTTTGGGCAATAAATCCCGTTGTTCCTGATAGATTTGCCGTGCCTCACTGACAGCAAGGCCGAAGTTTTCCGTGCCTAGGCTGCGTGAGCCCTCCATGCGAATTGCTTGCAACAGATCACAGTGGGCACGACAAACCACCTCGATCATCGACCATTCATAGGCATCAATTGGCAAGGTACTATCAAGCTGGATAGGGGTATTTATAAATCGTTGTTGCTCAAAACTTGCCCACGCTGCGTAGTTTGCTGCTTCAAGCAAAACAACATCCCGAACATCCTCGAGCAACAGAGAATAGCCGGACATCTGCAATTCAGCATGCAGGGTGGTAGATAGTTCGGCTATCGTACCCACGGTGAGTCGTGGGGTTTCTGTCAAGCGTGGTTGCAGTGTAGGCATGCTAAATCACCCCAACAGACCTTGCAGACCACGGCCAAACTGAGCGACAGCACCCAAGGCATTGACGCCAGTTTGCGCGACGTTAATCACGCCTTGCACACGATCAATAAAACCTTCAACACCGTCTAGGCCACGATCACCTGGCAAGGCTGAACCACTGCGACCGATTGTGGCGAATAGTCCAAAATACATATAAGTGATGCTGCCAGACGCAAGCGTAATTTGACTGCGGCCATCGGCGGTTGTATCGGTCGGCTCAAGTCGAATTGCGCAATCATCAAGTGCATATACGCGGGTGTAGTAACCCGGACGGCCGTCATAATAATCACAGGGAATATTGCCGCCATTTGCCAGAATGTACTCAGCAAACAAGGCGGCTTGGCCTTTTTCGGTTTCGATAACGGTAATACTGCCTTCGTACTTGGTTTTTGGCACACCCGGCACAAACGCATCCAAACCACCGGCATACGCAACCTCGGCAGGATCGTTGTTGGTCACCATCGGACGTGGGCAAGACTGGATCAGTAAGCGGGTTGCCTGAAACACTGGATCACGGGGAACCAGCATGCCTTGGCATTGCAGTAGCGGCGAACCAAGCTGCTTGGCTGACTGATGATCAGCTTTAAGCTGGTTCATCAGAACGGGATTGATCTGACGCATGAGAATGGACTCGAGTTAAAACATGAGTCCATTTTGGTGAGCTAGAAAGGTCGCTTTTTTCGTAGTTCCAACACCGCTAGAAGGGTGTTAAATCGGCCACTTGGTAGCTTTGCATGACCACAGCAGCACCAAGCTGCATATCCACTGTAGGCACATCTAAAACGACTTGTGGCACGATATTGGCGGGTACAAGGCGGCGCAGCACGGGCGCGAGCTCTGACAGCTCAAACCGATCTACAGAGTCATCCAATCGAATGCGAATCCGACTGGTCAAAAACCGATTGGCAGACTCTGACTCACTTAAAAAACGTGGGTACTGGCTGGCAAATGGGATTGAGTGCCATAGCCGCACGACTTGCCATTGATCAGGCCAAAGCATTTGTAAAACAAACTGTAAAAAACCTAACCCGCGTTCACTCGCAAGACTTGCCCAGTTTGCATAAATCACGCGCATTAACACGTCGGCGGTGACTGGGCGGCGTAGCACTGCCAGTCCATCCAGTTTGGTGAATCGCTCGATTACAGTACGACTGCCCAGATGGGGTGCGCCATAGTCCACCAAATCCTGCAAGCTGGCCTGTAGCTCATCGGCCATGACTTGTGCCACAGCACGCGATAAGGCACGTTCTAGGCCGTCATGGGCATGTTGACGGTCAATCGGTAGCGTGAAGTTTATAACGTCCATAGCGAACCGCCTGTGTCCGCTGTGCGGGTCAGCACCACGGTAATACTGGCATCAGTCAAGTACAGCCATTCATGTGGCTTTACTGGATTCACTACCAAGTCTTCTGAACTCACCACAAAATCACTAATCCGATCCTGAAATGCTGAAATGCTGGTGCGCAACAGTGTGCTGATTTCCTGAGAGTTGATCCCGTCAGCCATCCAGCGACTCGCTGCAATCGTGCCTTTGCCGTACTTTCCAGTTAAAAGCCCGCGAATTTGCGCAGCAACCGTGTCAATATCGTGTACCGCTGCCAGTCGCCCTGTGACGATTAACTGGTACGGACGTTCGACCACAGCGCGAACCTTAACTCGCCCGTCGTACAGCGAATCAGCACGGCCAATCAGTTGCTGAATGTCAGTTTGAATCGTGGCCTGTTCTGCCGGATTTTTGGCAACTGTGGCAAGGTGCAAGCGGTTAATGTCCGATATATCGACGCCATACGCCCGCTCTTGAACGGTTTCATTCCAGACGGCCAAATAATCAGTGCGCGTCATGAATTTTTGACGTGCCAAATAGTCAAAATTACCCAAAAATACCGCGTTTTCATCGTACAAAGCCGGATAACTGGCCAATAAGCGCAACTGAGCCACAGACAGCGGATCAGCACCCGCCCGCACCAAGCCGCCTTGTTTAAAGCGTACCCGCACCCGTTGTTCATCAATGGTCAAAACATCCACCAAGGCGGCATCCTTGAGCCTTGGTGTATCGACAGCCCCGTAGCACTCGATCAACTGAAAAACAAAATTCTGAGCGGTTTGTACCGTCCGCCCTACCCGTGCATCATCGCCAAACTCGACAATCACGCGGCGCAAACTATCGGTGGTAATGGTGACGGCATATTCCAATGGTGCGGCATTCATCCAACGTGGGGCATGCCGATAGGTGTTGGGTGTTGACTCAGTATCACGGACATTCAAACCCGCCAAAAACAGCCCCTCTGATAGCAGTACAGGGGTGCGATGAAACGGTTCGGATAGCGGTACCGAGTAGGTGACTTCACGCAATTCACTTTGTTCTACCAGCACATCGCCTGTTTGCCCCGCTGCCACTGTGACAGAGGTCATAAGTCGCCACGGTCGGCCACCTTGACTATCCTCGATGACACGCCCTTGTGACAGCGTGATACTGTTGGCGGCGTTGTTGATCACTTCTAGGGTGTGCTGGCATGGTGTGGCGACTGGCAAAATGCCCTTATTGGTTGCATCGGCCAAAATCGACCGATCACGGGTTTTGATAAACGGCTCAATCGTGGCGACGTCAATTTCTTGCGCCAGTAGTGCCAGATACGCTGCGTAGCCCTGAATCTGCTGGACGACCAGCGGATCACCGGCCTGATAGCGTTCGGCAATCTCAGCATCGTCTAGCGTACTGACCAACCGATTAACAAAATCAGCCTGCTTCAACATCGAATGTTTCTCCAGTGGCACGCTGTTGATCAGCGATGTTGTTTAAATTGATGGCGACTTGTCCAAGCTGTAGATAAATCTGCTTTTGCTCAAAACCGATGTTTTCAAACACAAGCGACAACTGATCGGCTGAAAGCCTTGCCAAAATAGGTATATCGCGCTTGAGTTTTGCCAAAAACTCATCTGCAATTGGTGCCGACAATGGGCGCAATAACAGTGACGCAAGATCAGCCCCATAGCCTGAACCGTAGTAGCCATTTACCGGCGTTTTGAGCCAATGCTCAATCATCGGCAGGATGTCTTGCGTCCTGATCGTCATGTGCTTAAGCCCATCTTTTTAGCCTGACCAATCACCGATTGAAAAAGCACGGCCTTGATCGTTTGATAAATGGCAAATATTGAGACATAAGCCAACAACACCGCGCCGCCTTGACCCCATGCGCCAAGCGCATAGAGTAGGTGATAGGTGCGCCAGATCAGCACGCCATACAGCACCAGCCATAGCGTGACGATAGATAGAACCGACCGCATGGCTGTCTGTATCACAACATTACGTTCTGACCGCGTAAGCAATGACTCAAACAGCGGCAATCGCTTACCGGCGTTTTTCCAGTGCATGTAGGCGTGTAGCAGCAGCAACAAAAACAGCAGCAAGTCAGTCAAAAGCAGTGTATTCATGCCCGTCTCACATTGCTGGAGCTGGCAATGGGGCTTGTGCCTGTTTTTGCTCAAGCTGCAACTTCATCGTGTCGCGCTGCTCAGTCTTTTGAGTAATCACGGCATCAATTTCAGCTTCTTCGGCCATGACCTGTTTAAGCATCTGCGTGGTGTTTTTGGGGATGGTGCGGCCTTTGTCATCCTTGGCTGGAGGGATGACCACCTTGGCCGTGGTTTTCTTTTTGTCGAAAGCGGCCTGTCCTGTGCGGATAGCGGTTGCAATTTGCGCCATAACCTCCTGAAAGGTCTTGGCTTCAACAAAACCCGCGCCGCCTTGTCGAATAGCAGTGCTTTTCGGGCTTTTCGGTGCTGCTTTATCGGTTGCCGATCCAAGGCTTAAATCGCCGTTGTACGGAAAATCTTTACCATTGATCTGCACGCGGTATACGTCACCGCCTTGGCGCACCAAGAACGTGACCGCTTGACCACCCGCCAAAACCAGCTCAATCGGGCGCACGCTTACGCCAGACTTGCGAGTGGCTTTAAGCACATTGACGATTGGCACTTTTTGGCCGGTAGCCTTCTCCAGTGCTGCTTGTAGCGTTTTGACTGTAGGCGACTGATCGCTTAAATCTTCAATCTTTAAATCTGACATAGCCTTGTACCGCATGTGGAATTACGGCCATTTTGGTGGATCAGAACCACTCAAAATCCACGGGTTCCAACCATGAAAAAACCGCCCACAGGGGACGGTCTTTTTAGCTGTAGCGATTAGTACAGGTTTGCTGTCTTGCCCTTGCTCATTGAGCGCAAAGCCTTTTTCATCATGGCAGCAGTACGCGGTTTTGAGTGCAGCTTGTTCAAGGCCATTTTTTGCTTAGCAGACTTCATGACCTTTTGACCGGCCAAACGCTTGTTGACCACCTTGATTTTGCCATTTCGCACAACCTTCACGCCCTTGTAGCGAATCTTGCGACCACTGGCATCGGTTTTGACCGCATTTGCACCAACACGCGGTTTTTTCATCGCATCAAAACCGTTTTCTGGTGCTTCTTCGGCAAACATATCATTTGCAT